GCGTGGCATCGAGGCGCCGGCGCTCCTCTTCAGCCTCGGTCTTGGTCTCGAACGGCCCGATCTCTTCGACCTCATCGTCATCCAGATCTTCTTGCGACTCGGCGGTAGCGATGTACCAGCCAGGCCCCGCATCGATCTGGTCGCCCTCATCCTCGTCGGAATCCTCGGGGCGCTTGGTTCCCAGGTAGTAGGCGAGCGCACCAATGGCCACGATGCCAGCTACGGCAATCGCTGCGCCGCCCCAGTTGATCTCGCGTGGCTCGCCCGGTGGTGGAACTGCACCGAGGCCATCCGGGGATGCCGCGCCGAGGCCAGTGAGTTCTGCCATCAGCGACCGGTCTCCGAGTTCGATGCCAGTGCCATGATGACCGTCCCGAACGGGACGAAGCCGACCACCGTGTGGATTGCGCCCCAGCGCTTCGCCTTCTCACGACTCGGCGCGATGGCCTTGCCGACCTGGTAGTTGATCACGCAGGCAGCCGCGCCGAGGCCCAAGAAGAGCGCGAGCGCGACGCCGCTGCTCATCTTGGAGGGAGCCGGATCGGCTCCCATGGCGCGTGCTCCGAGGTGCACCATACCGAGCGACGGCGAGAACATCGCTGCGCCTTCGAGCGCCTCCTCACGTTCGAGGGCTTCGCTGTAGCGCTGTTGCCGGGCCTGCTGCTCGAGGAAGTACTCGGGCGTGATGGGGCGTGAGCTGATGTACATGGTCCCTCACTTCTTGATCAGGTAGGCGATCAGGCCACCGAGCACGAGTCCCGCGACTGCAGCCCCAGCGAACACCTTGATCTTGTCTCCGCGGTCGATCGCCTCCATGGCGCCGACCGGCAGCGCCGGCTCCCTGGGGATCACGCTGGAGTCGAACTCCACCGGGAAAGGCGCCAGCGGGTTGATCGTGCGCGGGAGCTCCCACAGTAGGCGATTGTCGTAGGCTTGGCGCTGAGCCTCGTCGATCGCAACGGCACCACCGGGCACGTACATCACGTGGCCGCCATCGGACGTTGCATCGATCACTTCGCTCGGCGCGTAGAAGCGCTCGCGAGCCAGGTATCCCGGGATGCTCTGACGATCGGCGAATACGCCCGAGTCGGCATGCAGATTGCCATGCGTCCCGAACGGGTCGAACACCCCGTTGCTTTCGACGTCGTCTTCGATCTGCAACGAGTCGAGCTCGTTCGCGTAGTCCTTGATGCCTTCTGCGGCGGGCGTGTTCATGATCTCTCCCAGGCCAGCGATGGGCGCGCCATAAGCAGCGCGGTACACGTCGAGCGACGGATTCAGCTTGCTCGGGCGCACGTCGACCGGTCCGATCTGGCTCGGCGTCGGGAGCTCCCCCGTGAAGGGCGTGCGCGTGTAGATGGGGAACGGAGGACGCACGGGTCAGGCCTTCTTCTTCATCGCCTTGTAGGCGACGGCGCCGACGGCCACGACGGCGAGCAGAATGCCGCCCATCATGATGTAGTTGGTCCCGGTCGCATCTGCCGTCGCCGGCGGAGGCACCGGCAGATCTTCGACCGGCGTCGGAACGTCGGCGGACGGATCCGTGCTGGGCACGTCGATCGGCATGTATTGGATCGGCTTCGGCGGCGTGTAGACCATCGGCCCCTTGTCGGCGATGTCTTTCACGCCGCGAGGGCGCGGGCAGTCGGGCAACATGTCGATGCGACATGGATCGGCGCCCTTGAACGGAGCGAGCGGATCCGCCGTGATCGGCGTGATGAAAGCCCGAATAGCACCGAGGACCCCCACGCCACGGACGGGGTCCGTGTAGGTACTACAGCGCGCGCGAACGGCAGCACGCTGCGCTTCGCTCAGGCACGTCGGGCTTCCCGGCGGCAGTGGCGGTAGTGGCGGCAGCACGATCTGGCCACCGCCGCTGCCTCCTCCTGAAGGCGGCGGCGCACCGCCACCCCCGCTCTTCGTACCTCCGCCCGCCTTCACACCGACGTTGAAGTCGAGCGAGAATCCCACAGGTCGAAACATCGTCAGTGCCTTTCGTCCAGAGACCAGGTCTCGAAGGTTTTTACGCGCGACAGCATCCGGCTCTCTTGCGAGCCAGCGACGGGGTCGCACACGATCCAGTTGTTGCTCTTCGGCTCGAGCACACGAGTGAAGACGTGACTGTAGGAACCGGGGCCCTCGAACCCGACGACTACGAACTCCGCCATGCGACCGACGCACAGCGCGAGCGTGCCGATGAAGCACGCGATGTCGTCGCAGTCTCCCGCCGCCTTCCCGTGCGCGGCCATCTCCTCGATGAGGCGTTCGGGGTCCTTGACGAGCTCGACATGCAGCGGATCGTTGACGTACCGGATGTGCTCGGTCGCGAAGTTCCGGATCGCCAGGATTTCGCCGAGGTAGTCCTTCGGCTGCAGCTCGCGAGTGATGGTCTCCGCGAGTGATCGAACGCGCATCGACTTCTCCCCGCGTCGGCCATGCGCAGCGCGCACCATCGAGCGCAGCGTGTCCGAAGAACCGCTGAAGCCAGACAGCTTGGTCGGTGGATTGGGCGATAGCGAGCGCATGGCGAGACCAGCAAGGTCGCCAGGGTCGCCTCACGGGCAAGCCTAGCGGAACGATCCGCCAGGCTCAACCTGGAGCATGAGCAGCGACTATCGGCTCGATCAGGCCTTCAGCGCCGCCCAGAACTCCTTCATCCATTGGATGCCCGCGTACCGCATGAGCGGGAAGTGCGCTGAGTTCGGGAACGATCGCAGCGTCTCCCGAGCGTCTTCGAGCGAGTACTTCGACAGCTTAGCAGCGAGCTCGGGCACGCTCTGGCGGAACATCGTCGCCACTTCTCGCGCTTCGGCGCCGCTCACGAATCGCTCTTGCAGGAGATTCAAGGACGTCACCACGTCCTCCATGGTGAAGTCGGCAGCAAACCGGTTGACGAGCGGCTGCTCCGAGGTCTGGTGGTCTCCGCTCGGCGGGGACGCCTCTTGATGCTCTTCGGCTCCGGGTGCCGACACGGCCGAGGTGGGCTCTGCTGGTAGGCTCTGCTCCGGCGCGTCGGACCGCTCGGGCAGCGCTGCCTCCGCAGGAGCAGGTTCGGGAGTGCGTGCTTGAGCTTGCGCGAGTGGTCCTTGAGGCGCGATCGATCGAGGAGAAGCGTTTGCGGTCGCGGCCGGTTGCGAAGTCGCGCTACGATCGTACTGCACACCGTTGCGAGCCCACGTCGGACCCGCCGCTCGACGCCGCTGCTGCGGCTGCGGTTGCTGCTGCGCCGCCGGAAGCGCTCGTTGCGGCAGCATGCCAGGTTGCTGCGCGCCCGGTGCCGCCGCAGCCGGCGCCGCAGGCCTCGTTACCAGGGCGGCGAGCTGAGGCAACACCTGAGGAAGCGCCTGGGCGAGACCTTGCCCGGCGGCTGCCACGAACTGTTCTCCCATGGTCTTGGGACCACCGACGTCCTTCGTGTATCCGAGCGCCTCCGCATTCTGCTTCGCCCTCTCCATGACCCGTACCGGGTCGGAGGACTCTTCCGCCTGCGCCCGTACCTCCTCGAGCTTGCGGTTCATGTCCGCGATGCGATCTTCCAATGCAGCAATCCGCGCGTCCTTGAGCGCGAGCTCCGACCTGCTCGTCGCTTCCGTAGTGCGCCGATCGCTGCGCAGCTCCAGCTCGTGCGCCGACTTCAGATCAGCAATGCGCTCTTCGCATCGCCGTTCGATGGACTTGATCTCGCGATCGCAGGCATCGCGCAACTCCATGCGGGTCCGCGCCACCTCCTCGATGTGACGCGCTCGAGCATCGTCGCGCTCCTTGCGCAGATCGTCCTCACGACGACGAGACGCTTCCTCGAGCGCTTGAGAGCGCGCCCGCTCGCCCGCCAGCTCCGACTGATGCTGAGTCGATAGGCGTTCCAGCGTTTCGCGTTGCGTCTCGCGTAGCGCACTGAGCTCCGCCTCGTGGCTACGCCGCGTCTCGGCCATTTGATCCGTGTGCTGCTTGGCAAGCTGCAGCTCCGACTGCTGCTGCCGTTCGAGTGCGCTCTTCATCAGCTCGACGTTGGCGGAGCTTGATGCACCCGCGGCGATGGCCGTCTGCTTGCGCTCCTCATCGAAGAGCCGCTTGGCCTCGGCGAGCTGGACTTCGGCGCGTACGCGCGCTTGCTGCAGCTCTTCGCGTAGCTTCGCCGTCTCCTTCTTCTCGATCTCGAGCAGCGTGTCGTACCGCGTCCTCTCGGTCGTCTCGGCCTGCCGGCGCGCTTCTTCTGCCTTGCGCTCTGCCTCTTTGCGATCTTCGCGTTGCGCGCTCTCACGAGCGAGAGCCGCGTCGACGTTCTGCTTGTGCATCGCTGCGGTGCCGGCGTTGGGCTGCAGGAAGGTGTCGGTCATGTTCATCTGCCTCTCTCCGGACTGCGCCATGGGCGCCATGAGCATCGGCGGTAAGTAACCAGGCAACGTCACCACGAACGGCTTCGTGAGCGCCTTCACGATGATTTCCCCAGTTTCCGGATTCGCCAGCCCCTTCGGGTGCGGACCGTATAGGGTGATCTCGTACTCACCGCCACCGTACTTGCGCGTGAACTCGGGAATACCGATCCGCTGGTACTCCGTAGCGAGCTCGCCCGCGATCTGAACTCCCTGCCAGACCTTCGGCTTCGTGCGCACGACACGCAGGTAGTGCTGGCCATCGCCGACGTTCCAGCGCGCGTAGATGTCCTCGAACGTGCGAGGATCCTTCTCGCGTTCCTGCCCGATGTAGTCGGCCCCATCGCTGTCGGTCTCGATAGCCCCGATCGTTGGATGCTGGCGTCGCGATGGATCAGGATCTTCCGGAGGGATGATCGACCCGGCCGTGTACACGAAGTCCTCGGCCGGCAGCTCCTCAGGTGGCACGATCGGACGTCCTTGAGCTGCGCGTTGCTGCACCTTCGGATGCAGCCCTCGCTTGCCGTTCTTGGTGGCAGGTGGAACCTGGATGACGTCTTCGTCATCCGTATCCTCGCTCCGGACTTCAGCGGCGCCAGCGCTGCGCGAACCAGCCGCGCCGACCTTCTGCCATTCGGGCACCCCCTCCGCGCGCATCTGTTCGCGATCTTCTTCTGGGATGCTCTTCCACCAGAAGAAGTCGACGCCGAGCTCCGTGGCTTCGGCCTTCATCTTCTTTCCCCAGCGAGCCTTGATGAGGCCGCGTTCCTTGTCGCTGGCGCCTCGCCACACGTCGAGATCGACGCCGAACGTGAACGTCGTTTCGAGTGCGTCTTCGCCCGGCGTGTTCTCGACGGCCGTGTCCATCACGCCTGCGCCTGCTCGTCGCCGCCTTCGTCCTCGTCGGGCTCCCAGTCGGACACGCTCAGCGTCCAGTCCATCTGCTGCGTGATGAGGTCCACGAGGCCCTTGAAGCGCGCTTGCGCGTCGCTGTTCGCGACGACGGGGATCATCTCGCCGATCACCTTACGGCATTCGCGCAAGAGCGCGTAGTTGCGTTCGGCGTCGGCGTCGCTCAAGCGACTCTCTTCTTGCGACACCGTCTCGTACGCCTCGGCGCTGAGGCCGACGTGGTCCTTCACGAGAGCCATGACGGACACCAGCTCTTCGAAGACCATCGCGAGCGCGTCGTTCTTCAGCTTGCGGTACTCGCGCGAGAGGACCGTGAGACGCTCGAGCGTACTTTCGGCCTCGTTGTAGAGGCTCGCGTAGTCGTCACTGAGGGTCGTCTCGTCTCCCTCGTCGAGGGCCTCGTCGTTCGTGTTCATCGGTTCGTTGTTCATCGCTCACCTTCTTCCTCTTCTTGAACCTGATCGCCCGTGGCCTGCTCGAAGATGCCGGCGAACATCGGCAAGTGGACGCGGCTGCGTCCGGCGGCCACCTTCTCGGTATCGAACTTGTCGAGCAGCTCCTCAGATCGTCGGTCACGAGGCTCGCGTAGTTCACAAGCCCACATGGCCGTGTCCGTGAGCATCATGAAGTCGCCGCGTTCCGAGTCTCCGGAAGCGGCTACGCCGATGCGCGCCGTGCAGAGCCGCACTAGCAGCCGGGCCTCCGGATTCTCCGAGAGCTGCGTGAGCTGCCGTCGGTAGAAGCGGCAGACCGGACGCCCCGTCGTCGTGTCGGGCATGCAGACGAGGTTCTCCGGCGAGAGCGGCACGATGTCGCTGGTAGGCTGCATCGGCGACAATCCCGGCAACCCATCCGACTGCTCCGTTACTGGAATCGGCCCGAACCGCACCGACTCATGCAATCCATCGAAGGGCTTCCAGCCATCACTCGCGTCAGCCATGCGTCTCCTGTAACCACGATCTGGTGGGCGTGAGCCCTAAGCGGCTGTCCATCGCCAGCAGACTACTCTTTCGCTGCCGTTCGGAGCACTTCCAGCATGCTGGCGCCTCCTGGCGCGGGCTTGAACTCGCTCGTGCGCAGCGTGCCGAGAATCTTCTCGGCATCTGCTTCTGCGCGCATCTGGACCTCGCGAAAGTCCTCGAGAACCCGCGCCAGATCAGGTGACGGAGGCGCGACAGGTAGCCCCAACCGACGTCGAAACGCGGCGTTCTGGCCGTAGAGCTCTCCCATCGCAGAAACCAGCATCGCCTGCGCTCCACCCGCGCCGCGAGTCACGTCGATGAGGCTACGCCATGCCTGGTCGCGTTCTTGCATGAGCGACTGCTGCGTGGCTTGCATGCCGTCGTACTTCAGCTTCATGTCGCTGAGTTGCAGCGTCAGCAGCCTGTGGGCGTTGAGAAGCTGATCGCTCTGCTCGATCGCTTCGCGAACAGGCCTCTCCGCGTCGAGCTCTCGTGCAGCGAGATCTCGACGCCGCCGCGACAGCATCAACAACGCCGCCGCCATCCCGATCGCGAAGGCGGCCGTGCAGGCCGCAATGAAGCGGAGGTCCATCCTGCGCCCAGGCTACGCGTCCCCCGACGCGAGTGCAAGCGTCCGAGCCGTCATCGCTAGAACCCCGTCTGGAACCCGTCCGACACGCCATCCGCCGTCTGCGCGAGCCTGCGCTCCTGCGCCGAGCTGTACTGCAGCGCCGTGTCGTCGAAGAAGCGCTGCGTCGGCCCATCGAATCGACAGCGCTCCACGCCTACGCTACCGCCCGCTCGGACCTTGAGCACGCCCAGCTCGGCAATGTGGTCGCGGTCGGGGTCACGGTAGTCGCGTTGCTTTGCTTCGTCCTCACGGTACACCGAGATCACGCCGAATGCGTCCTGCTCGATCGCTCCAGAACCTCGCAGATCCGACAGCTTCGGACGGGAAGTGTCGCCATCTCGATTGAACTGCGAGATCGCGACCAGCACGATCCTGTGCTTCTTTGCGAACGCTACGCACTCCGCCGTGGTCCGGCCAATGGCCGTAGTCTCCGTTTCACCTAGGCGCTGGTCATGGTTCATGATCTGTAGATAGTCGACAATGAGCATTCCTACACGTTCCGTGTTGTAGTCACGAAGCAGTTGGCGTGCTCCGCGCCGGAATGAGCTCGCTACCTGTGCCATCGTCATCTTGGGCCGATCATCGATCGTAATGGGCAGCTTCTTGAATCCACCGATCGCCTTCAGCACTCGATCGAGCACGCGATCGTCGATCTTGGCTCCGTTGTTTTCCATACTAAGCATGTGATCCATGTTCACGCGTGCGACCTGCGAAATGAATCGCCGAGCGACTTGCTCGCGGTACATCTCGAGCGAGCAGAAGTGCACACCGATGCCCTGCTGCGCGATGTGCGTCGCGATTCCCATCACCACGCTCGTCTTCCCCATCCCGGGTCGCCCAGCCACTACCCAGAAGGTTCCGGGGCGTAAGCCACCGCCAAGACGGCGGTCCAAGCCCTGGAGTCCAGTGCTGATCGGCGCGCCGAGCGCGAGGAGCTCGCGCATCTGCTCGTCGCCTTGGTTCGCCAAAATCTCATCACTGACCATTTGGCCAAGATCGGCAGCGGTACTGATGGTGTTCGCTTGTCGATTCTCACCAACAGCTTCGAACACGCGCGCTTCAACGCTCTGCGCCCATTCATCGACATCACTCGCGTCGGGGTCCAACGCTTCGATGGCCACCGAGATCGCCAGGCGTCGCACTCGTCGCCGCTTTGCATGACGCGCGACGGTCAGTGCGTGCTGTTCGAAGTGCGCCGTCGCGGGGACCATGTCCGTGATCTGGATGAGATAGGGCGTACCGCCTACCTGACTCAACCGATCAACGCTCCGTAGATACCCAGCGATGGACACGGCATCAATCAGATCGCCGCGCGCATCGAGAGCCAACGCAGCCGCGTAGATCTGACGGTTTGCATCGCTATAGAAATCCTCCGACGTCACAATGTCGCGCACACGGTCGAGCGCCTCAGCGTTCAGCATGACCATGGACAGCACGACACCCTCAGCGTCGAGGTCATGGGGCTCGATCGCTGCCATGGGCGCCGCTACGGAGCTCACGAGATCACCTTCGAGCCTGCAAGAGCTAGCAGCGCATCAGCCACGGGCGTCTTGCTGGCGGCCCACACGCTCGCTGCTGCGTTGGGTGCCATCTCCGAGGTCATACCCAGCGCGGTCATCCCCGCCTCGATGTCCCGTTGGCGCGCGAGCTCGAAGGCCGTCTGGTTCTCCGCCGTTCGCGCGGCCTGTGACGTCTCATCGAGAACCAGCGGAGCCGCCTTCGGCGGCCGCGTCGCAATGTTGCTGAAGGTCGACGTGATGGCCTTGGCCAGCCGCTGCCGCCATCGCACCAATGGGAACCGTAGCGCCGGGTCGGCGACCCACCGGCCCACCAGGTCGCCGGTCAGCACGGCGACCTGGTATCGCGTGATTCCAATGTTCATCGTCAGGGTCGCCAACTGGCCCTCGGTGAGCTGAAGATCCGGCGGGCAGAGAATCGCCGTTGGTTCCGATTGGACGCCTCGGGCTGGGTCTGGACCCGCCTCGCCCGCGCGCGCGCCTGCCCGCGTCTGATCTGGTTCTGGGATCTGATCTGATCCGGATCTCGGATCTCGGATCTCGGATCTCGGATCAGAGGATCCGGGAAATGCTTCGTTTTCGACAGCTTTCCGGTCCGGTTTCCGTTGACCATTCCCCGCTTCCTCCACCACGGAACGATCCGTGGAAGTGGTCTGGAGCGCCCGTGGTTTCCGCTCGGCTTCCGCCGGTGGTCCGTTTGTATTCCGCTGCGGAAAGAGCGCGGAAGTGACCGTAGTTGCTTGGTTTGCCCTGCTGCGTTTGCGCTCACGATCAGCGGCGCGACGCGCCTCCTTCTCCTCCTTCGTCTCGTTCCAGACGGTGAACTCGTGGACGACGTATCCGCCGTCAACACGAATCCACAGCTTCACATCAACGAGACGCTGCGCGAGACGCTTCGGATTCTTCGCCGGGTAGAGGATCGGAAGCGCGAAGTCCGGGATGAAACCATCCCGGGCCTCCTGGCGGTTACAGTACAGCAATCCGCAGACCCAGAACCAGGCGGCCTCGGCGCCGGCCTTGAGCAACTTCGGATGCTCGTTCGCCCGGTCGTCGATGCGAGCCCAGCTCACCTTGCCTCGCGCTCCGGTTGAACCTGAGCGGGAGGAAGCGATGGAGACGGCCCATAGGGCACGCCATGGCGTTGGCCGAACTCGCGAATCGCGGCTCGAACGAGCTGGCCCGGGTCGAAGCCCGTTTCCAGCGTGAGGCGTTCGACGTGAGTCTTCTCCTCCTCGGAGAGGCGGACCGAAAGGCGATGGTTGCGTTGGATGAACCTCATGCTCCGCTAGCATGGTCACAGCAGCCGCCGAGAGTCAAGGGCGCCACACGTGGCGCTGGTTGGCGTCAAGTGGCGCCGCGCGGCGCCGTGCTAGTCCTCGCCCGGTTCGCGGTGACGCACGGCGACACTGCTCTCCTGAGCAGGCTGAGCGGCTACGGGAGGCTCATCGACCGGGCGCCGGCGGCGCTCGTTGCGAAGCGCCGCCGCATCAAGCGCGCTGGTCGGGGCGACGTACCCCTCGAAGAAGTCGAAAGCCGAATCGCGCGCGGCGTGGAGTTCCGCTCGGACACCAGCGTGGCGCGTCTCGATCTGCTGAACCACGGCGTACGGATCTTCCTGCGCGTCATCGTTGATCTCGAGCTCGGACTTGAACTGGAGCGTCTTGCAGAACCGGATCAGCACGGTCTTGCGCCACATCTCTGCTTCGTAGGTGCTCCAAATCGTGTCGTACTGCGACGTGGCTCGTGCTTTGGCGATGTCCGTCGAGTCGATCACGATGAATCGACGGTAGTCGCCTTTCCACACGCCGACGGCGTAGGCATGGGTGATCTCTCGGCTCTCATCGAGAGACGGCACATGCTGCAGGTCCGGACGTAGTCCGAGATTGAAGCGGAAGTCGTCTCCCTTGCGCACGACGAAGGCGTAGATGTCGACCAGATCGTCGTCACCTTGCAGCGCCAGCTTCCTGGCTCCCATGTAGCCGATCTGGAACTCGCATCGCTTTCGCCCATCACGGAGCTTCTTGTCTTTGCGAGGGATCAGCCATGCCTCGCGCGACTGCGTATCGAGCGATAGGCCGAGCTCTGCGCATCGCATGAGCGCGCCTAGGATCGTGAGCGGCTCGCACTCGATCAGTTCAGGCGTCCGCGTCACGCTGAAGAGGAAGGAGGCGAAGATCTTGTTGACGTTCGCGCCTCGCGGCATGAGCTGACAGATCATCGGCTGGTGCTGAAGGATGTAGCGCTTCAGCCGTTCGGCAGGCTTCTCGTCGCGGGAGTTCTGATCGTGTGGGCGCTTGTTCATGCGGTCACCTTCTAGGTTTCGGGATTTTCTTCGTGTGCTGCAGCACGCGGCTGCGCGTAGCAGGAACCGAGTAAGCAGCGCGTTCGCGCTCGATGAAGGAGTACGCGCCGTTACCTTCGCCAGGGAGAAGACCGTAGCTGGCCGTACCGATCGCTGCCTGAAGCTTGCGCCGGTAGAGCTCCTTCTCTTCCTTGAAAGCGCGCTCCTGCTCCGCAGCCAGAAGCGCTTTCGCATGCCACTCCAATGCGACCATCGGTAGATCGATCATTGCGCCGCTGGCGCGTATGTGAGCCAACGTAGTGCTGGTCGACTCGCTGTCGTCCATTGCTGGCGGTTGACGAAGAATGCAGCGTTGAACGAAGTCCTGGACGCGCTCTGCTAGCACATGCTGGAAGTGCTCGTTCCTAGTGTACCGGTGGCAGTAGTAGTGCTGGCCCGCGATGAGCGCGACGCACCAGCCGAAAGCTGCCCCGGTCACCAGCATCTGGTGCTGCAGTTGCGCTTGGCACCGCGGCGGAGCATCCGTCTTCCATGCGTCGTGTTGGCTCTCACCACCCGTCTTGAGCTCGAGGACGCCAAGCGCACCCTGCTCATCGAGCACGAGTCCATCGGGCGTCGCCAGCAGGTGGAGATGTTGGCGGTGGCGCAACAGCCATCCGCACCGCATGACCCGCAGCGTCGGGTTCTTCTCGGCGAACGCTTCCAGAAGCGGGGACTCCAGACGGCGTCCCCATTCCAAGAAGTCGTTGTCGACTTGTGGCGATTGCTCCGTCGTATGTTTCTGGTACAGCGAGAACTCGGACTCGTACTCATTGAGCCCCATGAGCGTGGCCGCTTCGCTGGCGCCAACGCCGGCACCACGCGCCTGCAGCCAGGCGGTGCGGTCATCGCTCGAGATCATCCAGTCGCAAGGCATGCGATCGATCAGGCCCATGAACATGGCCGGTGGCGTACGCGGCTCGCGCAGCACGGCGGGAACGGTGAAGGGCTGGTGCATGAATCCCTGAGCGCTAGGTAGTGGCGTCAAGCAGGAGCGGATGCAAACCGAGCCAGGACAGAAAACGTCTCGGTTGATTGCGCGGTGCTAGCATGCTAGCACCGCGCGGATGAGCCAGATGCAGGCGCTGGCCGTACGGCCTCGAGCACACCAGGCGGATGTTCCCTGGGCGCCGCTACCACGCGAGCCATCCGTGCGCGCCGCGACCAGCGCCATCTGGCGCTCGGGGTTGATTCACCGGCGCCTCCTCATCGCGCGGTTCGGGACCCACGGAGGCTTCTCCGTGGACGACTTCGAGTTCAGCAAGATGGAGAACGAGACGTGGCCGAGGATGCGCATCGGCAACTTCGGGTTCTTGGGGAGCGCTGCCTCGTTGCTATGCTGGTCGCTGTCATGCCAGAGTCATGGTGATCATGAAGGCAACGCGTCTGCCGCTGCGATGCTTGCCGAGCTGGGGTGTTCGTTCGGGGTGATGCGCCATGTGGTAGCGGAGTGGCGTGACGAATCGGGCGAAGCATATCGAGCACAATCGGCGCACTGTGAGCGGTACTACGGAAAGGGGCGACGCTTGGTCCGCTTTTCGGAGCCCTGTTTCGATCGACTGCCCCAGGTTGACGAGGTCCGCCTTATGCAGCGAGAGTGGCGATCGGCGCAAGAGCACGCGCTTGCGATGCTTGTCGAGAACGTAGCACCGAACGTTCGTCGCGCGCTTGGACTGACCAGAGGCAGCGGTCCACCGTCTTCAGCGCTGGGCGTCTCCCCTGAGGTGGAAGCCAAGCAGACCGGCGCGGTGGCAGCGCTGCTGTACGGGATGCTGACGACGGAGGATGTGCTCGGATTCGCTGGAGTCGAGTCGGCTCAGGTGGTGAACGAGCTATACCGGCGCTGCGTCGCGGACGTGGAGCAGCCGGACCGCGGTCGGTTCGTGGCGAACGCGATGGACTATGCGCTCGCGGCGCGTGGCGTCGAGCCCGAGGTGTTCAACGAGCGGTTGGCCTGCCTGCAGCCGTAGAGGTACAACGGGCACATGGCCGACCCTGTCGATGTTGTCGTCAGCGCTTTCGCTACGCCACCGGAGTCGCGCTACCGCACGGTGGCGCAAGACCCGGCGTTTTTTCGTGCCGCTCCGGTGATTGTTGATGTGCCGTTCGCGCAAGAACCGGGCGAGTGGAACGCCTCGAGTGGCTTCAACCGTTCGGCCGATCAGCTCCAGCAGCAGGGAGGCGGCAAGAGCATCCTGCGGCCGCTGCTGCGCCGCGTACGTGGCGCAACGATTCGGTCCGTGACCCTGATCGGGTTCAGCGCGGGCAACCAGTTCCTGAAGCGCGTGCTGTCGCTACCGGAAGACGTGGCCATCCTCGACACCGTGATCTCGCTGGACGGGATGGTCTTCAACAACGACTGGCAGGGCAACATCATCCCGAGCGATGCTCGCCCCTGGATGGAGTTCGCTCGCCTAGCAGCGAGCGACAAGCGGATGATGGTGGTTGCCAGCACGGATATCCCGGCGCCATCGAAGCAGATCACGAGCACCACGGGTGCGCTCAGCTACGTGGCACGTGAGCTCCAAGGGCCCGGGATGAGGCCGCCGCACTATCCGCCGGATGTGCCGCGCATCAACGATGCGCTCACGGCTGGTCCGCCGCCGCCGGCTGTGGAGATGGTGGGCTACCGTCCCAACGCATCCGGCGGCCGCGATGCGATCACCCGCCGGTGGGAGACCATGCCGCTTCCCACGATCGCGGCGTTCGGCAACTTCTGGGGGCTGTTCTATGGCGGCTCGAACGAAGCCGACCACATCTTCATCGCGCGCTACGCGCAGCGCGCCATCTGGCGAACGTTCCTCGCGCCACGACGTAACGCCGGTCAACAGTGCGCCATCCAGCCGCTCTCCGGACTCGGAGCCGATGGTACGTGCGAGCGCGCGGTCAACCTGCTGCCACGCGGAGCCATCGAAACCGAGTCGGTATGGCCGGTGCGGGCCCTCGCCGCCGGCGGTCTCATTGCTGGGATCGCGCTCGGTACGACGATCATGAGCCGCTGAGGCGGGCTTCAGGGAGAGAGCAACATGGAAGCACGGGTCGTGTTCTGGATCGTGGTATGCGCGGTGGTCGCAATCGGCATCGCGGTGTGGCGTTACCTGCAGGAGCGTCTGCCGCAAGTTCGACGTGAAGAGCTCGAGCGTGCCGAACAGGCGCAGATGGAGCAACAGCAGCTCGCGGAAGAGGTAGCACGAGGCAAGCGGCTCCCCGATGGCAGTCTGGCGTGCATGATCTGCAACACGGCGCGCGCCACGCATGTGCCGCCTATCATCGGCGTGAGCTTCTTCGAGCGACTCAATCCGCTGCGCGAGCTCTACGGGACTGGCCGCATGTATCGGCGACAGCAAGGAGACGCCTTCCAGGAGCCGACGCTGTGCGAAGCACATCATGACCTGTACGCGTCGGTGCTGGATTCGGAACTGGCCAGCCTGCGCAACGCCTGCGCGGCGTTCGGTTCCGAGATCGACCGGCGCATCGCTGGTCTGCGCGGCGGCATGGTGATGGCAGAGACGCAGCGAGAGTACCAGGCCAGCATGAAACAGCAGCCGGCATCGGCTATCCGCGCGTCGTTCGCATCGCTGTTGCCGCCAGCTCCGGTTCCCACGACGCAACCGAGCGCCACGCCGGCGATCTCCGACGCCGACTTCGTGGTAGTCTCTGCAGCAACCACGAACGGCAAGCCGCCGTCGGACGAGGTGACCAACTGATGAAGAACGACACCGATACCGAGAGCGAGACCAAGGAGGCTCAGTGGCTGGGCGGCGTGCGCCGCCTGGCGAGCTCGAGCAAGGCGATCGTCGTTGCGGTAGCCGTAGCTGGTGTGATCCTGATGAACGTCACGGGTCGCATCGACGGCAAGAACGCGCTCGACTTCATCATGTGGATCGTCGCCGCGTTCATCGGCGCGACGGCGCTCGAGGATGCTGCGGAGAAACGCGCGGGGGGAGCGCCGGCCCGGCCCGTGCCGGTCGAGAAGTTGATCGACTTCGTGACCCGGACGATGTCGATCATCCAAGGCGCGCGTCCGGCGACCAAGGAACCTGCTACTCCACCAGGACCGAGCGCGGTGTGGCCGCAGGATGTGGATCCTCTACCGGATCCCGACGCATCGAAACCGCCGAAGACGTGAAGCTCGCGCTCATCGTCGCTGCGCTGCAACTGGTAAACCCCGATCTCTCGCCCTCGACGACGAGGGCATGGGCCACCGAGGTTCACCGCGTTGCCCGCGCGCGCAACATCCATCCGCATCTGATGCTAGCCGTGATCTGGAACGAATCGCGTGGCATCGCCAGCGCGCGCAACGGCGACTGTATCGGACTCGGGCAGGTGTGCTCGCAGGACGCTGAGCGCCAGGCAGAGCTCCTCAACCCGCTCATGAACATCCGCGCGATCGGTAAGCACCTGGCCGACTGGCGACGCTTCTGCATGAAAAAGCATGGCGTACGAGGCCGCGGCGAAGAGCGATGGTTGCAGGGCTATCAGGGCTATGGTCCGAGCTGCGGCGTCGGCCGGACCGGTAAGCTGAAGCCTTTGCCCTGGCTCACCAGGCGCGTGCTCGCGTGCAAGAACCTGCTGCAACGTGGCCGTTCCTGCTCGTCGCTTGTGCCACCCCGGTCGCGCTCGTAGGATTCCGCCATGCCCTTCGATGGAGGCGCGATGGATTCCATGTTCGCCGAGAACGACCAGGATCAAGGAATCCCGGTCGCGAACAACACGCAACGACAACCGCCGTTCAGCCCGCCTGTGCAAGCCCAGGCGGGGTTCACGCAAGGTGCCAGCGCGCGGCCTCCCATGGCGACGTCAGCCTTCGAGGACTATGGCGAGCCGTTCGGAGCATCACCGGACGGCCTCGGTGATGACGTGGTGGATGACGATGCATCGCTCCGCGCCGGCGTCACGGCGATCGGCGTGGTAGCCGCCGGCGCCCTCGGCTTCTTCTTCGGAGGACTGGCCGGTGGCGCGGCGGGCGTGCTCGGCGCGGGAGCCGTATCAAACGTCGTGGCCGCTCAACGCGACTGGTCGGCGGAAGACGAACGCTCGCGGCGACTGGCACGTGGTCGGCTCGTCGTAGCAGTGATCGGCCTCGGTCTCGGCGGTGCGGCCGGCGCCTACGCCTACAAGCATCGGAGCAAGTGAGACGATGATCGACGAGCCGCAAGTCAGCATGATGAAGCTGCTGCGTCCGTTCGCGGACTTCGAAGCGACGTTCGCAGGGCAGCCGCAGGTGAGCCAGGTCGCGTTCTTCGAGGAAGATCAGCCACCGGTCGACCCTCGCTCGCAGGTGTCGGGAGCGTACTCGACTTCACTCATCAGCGGTGTGGCCGTGCCGCCAGGCGCGCGCCTGACGCTGGCGTTTCCGGTGCTGGTATCCGCACCGACCGAGGTGCCGCCCACGGTGCAGACGTACAACTACACGCTCATCTGGCGCCAGCGTCCGCAAGACGAGCGCGTCATCGCGAAGCTCGGTTCTTACGCAAACGAGGTTCCGCAGCACATCCGCAACTACACCTCGCGAAACGGCAACGTGGTGCTGCCCGCCGGACAGCACACGACGGTCTCCATCGAAGGGACCGCCAACGAGGTAACGGAACTGCTGTCGCGCACGCGGATCAGCGTAGGACCCGAAGCGCTGCCGGATGCCCAGACCCTGGTGCCAGGCGGCGGCAGCGCTCTGATTCAGCAGGGGATCTATCCGGGATTCTACGAACCGCCCACCTACTGCTTCTACAGCACGGTGGCGCTCGGGGATGAACTGATCATCCTCGCGCAGCGCGCCGGCCTCATCGATCCCACCACCGAGGTCTGGAACTTCCAGAATGAAGACGCCCCGTTCTCGCGCTTCTACGGATTCGGCGCGGTCCCCGGGCGCTTCGAAGCGGGTCAAGGCATCTATCTGTGGACCGGGCGGCAAGGCCCGGACACGACCTACCGGTTCACCGGCATCAGTTGAGGAGACGCAATGTTCGCAAACGGCAAGATCGACGAGTGGGACGCGAGCAGCGACGACGAGTTCGCGGCGCAGCTGGCTGCACAAAACGGCGGCATCTACCAGGGCGCTGCCCTGCAGGAGTACGAGAGCGTCGGAAAGAAGATCGCGGCGGATCGGAGCGGCATCGCGCATCGCGGCATGTGCCGTGCGTGCGGGACGCCCATCGAGCTCATCATCGAGTGGCATGAGTTCATCATCATCGGAGCCAACCGCGATGGGATGCCGCCCCTCATCCCCAACGACTGGGCGTTCAGTCCCGTGAACCGAACGCTCTGCATCGCCAGCGGGTGTGGGTGCGGAGACGAGAAGAACCGTGGGCTTACCCTGCACGTGACTCCAGAAGAGGCGCGACAGGAGGTCCAAGGCGCGCTCGCTCGCGGCGATCTGTCGCAACAGCGAATGGCGCAGGTGATGCAGCAGATTGCGGCGCGTCGCGGCCAATGAACGCAGGCTCGCGCACGTGTTCAACCACCATCACCCCGGTGGATGACGATGAAGCCTTCCTCATCACGGACGCGTACTTCATTGCCGTGCGCGAGCGTTTCGAGGAGAAGGAGCATGAACTCTTCGGTGCAGGCAAGACGGCTCGGGTTCGGCTCGAGGTCGAGTCGAGTTGGCATGGAATGCCACGCGCGTTCGCTGGGTGCAGCGAGACGGGACAGCTCATCGTCGTTGCGCCCGAGATCGTCGAGCTGCCTCCAGCGACGGTAGCCGGCATCCTTGCGCACGAGTTCGGGCATGCTCTCGACTTCCTGTATCCCGGAGTGTTTCTGCTGAACGACGACCGGGAACTTGCCGGTGGCGCCATGCCGACGGCTGACGACAAGCCATCCGCGCGCGAGCGCACCGCGCGGATGAGGCGCTGGTCGTCGCGCACGTCGGACGAGGTGGAGTTCACCGCCGACGCCGTGGCGCGCGCTGTCATGGGTCAACACATCGGCTACACCGGACCATGCTTGCTGCAGACGCTGAAGCGCGGCGTGCGGCGACCGGCGGGTCTATAATGAGCGCGCCCCACTTTGTTGGTGCGCACCTCACGATGCTGCCCGTGGGCATCGTGATCAACCCGAAGCTACGCATGCCGTTCTTGGTGGCGCAGCTGGTGACCGAAGACACCGACTATCGATCACGGCAGCCCCAGAACTACCAGGTCGACCTGTTGAGCCTCGTTGATGGCATCAACGAGGCGCGCCTCGTGCGCGAGGGCAATGGCTCGTTCGACATCGGTCAGCTCGACGAGTCGGAGCTGTACCAGCTTCCCGCACGCATCACCGGATGCCCTCGCGTGCACACGCCGGGCGGCGTACGCACGAAGCAGGTCGGCAACGGTACGGCATTGTATGCCGGACTCTGCATTGCGGCGCATCTTGCTAGCCTCGAGGAGGCGTTCCTCTACCACCTGGACGAGCGGGAGCCCTGCATCGTAGGCGGCTACATCGCCTCCGCCGAGGCTCAGCACTGGTGGCAGTCGGCGGCCCGTAGCGGACTCGCTACGTGGGAGCATGCCGATGATGAGGATGAACAGTATGACGTAGATATGCGTGCCGGCAAGCATACCCGCGAGGGCATCGAAGCCGACATCGCCGAGGATTATCCATACTCCGGAAGCGGCCGTGATGAGATCGACGTACACCTGCGACAGGTCAACGCTCTCAACGTCGACTACGAAGTCACGCGTAGCTTCCAGTATGGCAGGTTGAACTTCGACATGCTCACGGAGCGCGGCCTGGTGGGCTTCGCTTCCACCGAGCGGGTACTCCTGAAAGGCTGGAACATGTCGCTTGCCGGGCCGACGAGTTCCGAGCCGTTCAGCGGCGACGTGCACATCAAGGCGCTACTCGCATGCGATGTGAGAATGTGCTCGAGCGCCATGCAGGCCTTGATCCATGGCCTTCTGCTCGAGGCGGATGCTACCGACGAGGCGCAGCGGTGGAAGGTGAGGTGCGACGAGCGCGCCGATCCGCTTCCGCTCGAGCCCACCTCGGAGGCGCTCAAGCCTAACTATCGACGCAATCGCGGTCGTGGCGCAGCAAAGCTCGAGGACGCGCTCGAACAGGCGCAGGCGGCGCGTGATGAGCTCGGATGGGGAAGGCTGAGCGACGAGTTGACCGACTTCTGAAACGGCGAGGGGCGGATGACGTACGAGTACGAGTGCACCGCATGCAAGCATGCCTGGGAGATCGAGCAGAAAATCACCGAACCGGCGCTCACCGAGTGTCCGAAGTGCCAACAGTCGACGGCGCGCCGGCTCATCAGTAGCAGCGGAGCGTTCACGCTGACCGGTGATGGTTGGTTCAAGACGGGTGGATACTGATGGCGGCCGTCGCTCACCAGCTGGCCAGGAGATTGCCGGATCGGTAGAATCCCAGCATGCCGATGCCGCCGACCGAACACGAGTTCCGCGCCGCCAACTACGCGCTCGAGAAGAGCCTGCTCGATGCGCTCGAGGGCTGGGACGGAGGCATGGGAGACCCGGTTCGTCAACTGCGCGATCGCGGATACGACGACTATGTGAGCCTCGGCATGATCTTCGAGGCGCTTCATCACTTCGACGCACAGCTCGATTCCGCCAAGGCACGGATGAGCGAGGAGGAGAAGCTTGAGGCCGCCAACACCATCTCGGACCTCATCGTCATCCTCCAGAATCCCGAGACGGAGCGCGTGCGGAGCGACGGCGAGGTCTCCGGGGCTCAGCTAGATGGGGTACATCGCGACAGCTACGAAGAGTACGTGGGCTGGCTGCGCAGCTTCAGGCCGAACGCGCCGCCACCGGTCCCGCCACGGCGCGGCAAGTCCGACACCATGCGGCGCATTGCCCGCATGATGGCGAAAGGCGCCGCGGGAGCCGCGTCGGGCGCCGTCGTGGGCGGCTACCATGCGGGGCGCCGTGCCTATGCCGAGGAGTTCGATCCCGAGACGAGCTCGCGCGACTTCGGCACGAAAGAGCATCACTTCGCGATCAATCGTCGTCGCCTCACTCGCAACATGAGCAGCATCGACCGCTCGCCCGAGTCGGTGCAGGCCTACCTCGGGGTGACGAAGCGTGACGCGTTGGAAGTCTTCGAGCTGATGGAGGCGGCCGATGCGGCGGACCCGAGCGACGTCGACCGGGTGCTCGCGCGCATCGATCGAGTGATGGAGGCATACGGCGTGGAGTCGCTGGAGGGCCCGTCATGGCGGCGCGGACCGTACGGCAACATCGTCGCGCTCTACGTCAACACCGGCGACCCCTGGACGCCGACGGTGATCTACGACACGACCGAGAACGAGTTCCAGCTGACCACGGTGGGCGACTGGGTCGAAGATTACGAGCGCAAGAGCGGTCCGCTCCCCTGACTCCGTCAGCGGAACCAGCGCGTCGTCAGCCGGTTCAGAGCGGCTTGCCGCGCCGCGCAGGGCGCGCACTGCTCGATGCCGAAGGCGTTGGTGATCTTCTTCACCACATCGCCAGCCCCGGTGGTGCCCGGGGGATTGGCGCAGAAGGCAGCGAACTGGTGCAGCTGAGCCGCACCCTGGCCGTGCCCTGCGCGGCCCCAGCGCATGTCGTAGGCTTCCCAGGACCCATCAGCGCCAACTGCATAGCGCACCCAGGGCACCTGCGGATGTTGATGCGGGTAACCTTCCATGGCGACAAGCCTGGAGCGATGGTACCGTCGAGCGCAAGGGTCCGCCATGAAGATGACCGTCGCGCTCCTCGCCCTGGCCGGCGCCGGGTCCTTGTTTCGAGGGCTCTACCGTGCGCGCCGCGCTGTCGTCGGCATCGGCAAGGTGCAGCGCTGTTCTGGCAAGAGCCAGTATGGCGTGTGCGACGTTACCGACGTGATTGCCGCGCCGAGTGGCACGAAGGTCTTCGCAGTCGCGCCCGGCAAGATCGCCGCCGTCGGTGGTCATTTCGTCCACCTTGTCGCCGACAACGAGCCCATCATCGTGATGTATGAGGGCGTTCAGCCCTCGGTCGCCGAAGGCGATGAAGTCGGTATCGGCGAGCAGATCGGCGTATCGACGGGGCCGGTGAGCTTCGGCGTGACGCAGATGATCCCCGCGCAGGCTGTCGGCAACTACGCGCTGCGTCCGGTCGTTCCGAGCGCATGGCTTGCAGCACGAGGCATGCGGCACGCTGACGTACAGATGGGCGGCCAGCAGCTCTGGTGCGAGGGGGGCCGCCGCCAGGTTGCTCCGCCAGCGACGGTGCAGTGCGAGTTCGCTGCACCCGAACTGCCATCCTTCGCGCTGCTACCGGTACAGATCGACCTCACGGCGCGATGAAGCCCAGCGACCTTCCCGACCCCGAGACCGTGAAGATCGGGCTCCTGTTGTCGGGCGCAGCCCTCACGCTCGCGATCGTCGGCAACGCGATCGGCAAGAGCCTCGGCGAGGATACCTGGACCGTGGACTACGGGCCCGAGACGCCATCGGTCGCTCGCTCGATCGGTTTCGGCGGGGCAACCACCGTAGGGCTGCTCCTCGTCGGCGACATGGTGAGGAAGGCGATCGATGAGTACGGCGCCAAGCAGGTCGGCTACTATGCCGCCGGCCTGACCGGCATCGGGCTAGTCGGCGTAGTGGTTCGCAAGCTTCGGGATGCATGACGTGCGCGCCGTAGCTCGCGCCGCGGAGATCTCATCATGAGCAACGGCATCGAACTGATCGTGTCGCTGGAAAAGTTGAGCATCGAGGACCGCGAACGGCGCCTGCTCGACTTCGTCAAGAAGGGCTACGTGACGCAACAGCCCTACATGATCGTGCGCAGCGAGATCCCAGGAATGGATGGATGGATGGAGTTCCAGACGTGGTCGGACTCCCTCATGATCGGCAGCACGGATCCCGTACGAATCTCCGCCTCGGCAGAGCTATGCCAGCGCATCGCGGATGATCTCGACATGGTGATGCCGACGTCGCGCATCTACGATCTCATCTGGCGGCAGGGCCATCAGCTCGAGCCAGCGCTTCAGCCCGCTGACTCGCGAGCCCGACTCCAGAGCGGGCTGTCGCCGAGCATGAGCGACATCCAGGCGACGTATCGCTACGATCGTGACGTCGATGGGGCTCTCAACAAGCTCATGTATCGAGATGGTCTCGTCGCGCAGGGCAAGCTTTGGATTCTCGATGCACGCCTGCGTGCATCGTCGACGAAAGCATGCAACTACGGGTTCGCATCATCGGCCGCGCCCTACGTGAGCGCGAGCGGCATCCGGATGTGGCAGCCACAAGGCACCCGCCACAACATCAAGCACACGGACTACTCGCAAGTGTGTCGACTCGTCATCAAAAACGCGATGCTCGTCCGAAGTAACACCTCGTGGGAACAGCTGCCCATCGAACACCTGAATGGTGATCCAGCGCTCGCGCGGCATTTCAGCGACCAGGGCATGCTTCCGCTGCTGCGACAGCCAGGCGTGACTTCGGGCAACATCATCACCTCGGTTCCCGAGAACATCGGGGCGACCGCTACGCCAGCAGCCCCAGTATCTCCGCTCCTGTCGCCACTCCCTCCGCTGCGCGTACCTTTCTCGATGGAGCTTAGGCGTGGCATGCCTCGCTCGGAGGCGACCGCCAAGTGGCAAGAGTGGCTCAGAATCCCAGACGACGGGTTCTTCGGACCGGTCACGCAGGCGTTCACGAAGCAGTTCCAGAGCGATCAGAAGCTGCCCGTCACCGGCATCGTCGACAAGGCCACGTGGTACACGATGGCGGCGCTGCGGGACGATGTGTTCGATGATGTCGGGATCAGTGCGCTGCCAGGCAGCAAGGTGACCTTCATGCAGGCGCGCAACTTCACGGCAGCGAACCGCATTGCCGAGAAGCGTATCAAGCACGTCGTGATTCACACGATGGAGGCGGCTGAGGCTTCGACCACCGCGGAGAACGTCGCCCGATGGTTCGCTGGGGCGAACGCTCCGAAGGCTTCGGCGCACTTCTGCATCGACAACGACACGATCGTGCAGTGCGTGCGGCTACGGGACGTAGCGTGGCACGCACCGGGAGCGAATGCGTCGGGCATCGGCCTCGAGCACGCTGGCTACGCGCGTCAGACCAGGGAGCAGTGGTCAGACGAGTACAGCGAGCGCATGTTGGGCCTGTCAGCAGCGCTGGCAGCGGCGCTGTGCGTGCGCTTCTCGATTCCGGTCGGATTCGTCGATGCGGAGGGACTCAAGCGTGGCGAGGCGGGCGTCACGACGCATCACGAGGTGAGCCGGGCGTTCAAGAAGAGCGACCACTACGATCCTGGCCCCAACTTCCCGATGGACGAGTACCTCGCCGCCGTCCAGCGGGCTGTCATCGACACGGGGCTGCTTGGGCTTCCGTAGCCGGAGCTTGACAACGAGCAAAAGTGCTAGCATGCTAGCACCGTGTTCTTCAGCGACCGCCTCGAGCTCGAGACCCGCTCCCGCGGGAAGGCAACGAGCCACTACCTGGGCAACGGCGTAGTGCTCAGCCGACTACTCGGGAAGTACCCGATCCTGCTTTCCGGAAGCGACCGCTCCATCACGCCGTGCATTGTGCTGGATGGTTTCTGGGAGAGCTGGGTCACGCTCGCCATGCTGCGGCACCTGAAGCCGGGCATGCGCTGCGTCGATGTTGGCGCGAACATCGGGTACTTCGCGCTGCTCATGGCGCATGCCGTCGGCGAAGACGGTATGGTCCGCGCGTTCGAGCCGCAAGAAGACCTCGCTCGTCTACTGAAGCAGACGGCGCAGCTCAATGGCGTGCAGGCACGTATGGACGTCCATACCGTGGCACTCACGGACAGGTCGCGCCTTGTTCGCTTGGTGCCCGGTGGCGTCACGGGTGAAAAGGCCGATCCGGCGTACACGGGGAGCTCACGGATCTTGACCGCAGACGAGGAGCGTGACGCGATCAATTGCTTCGGTGGGAGCGGGTGCCCTGTGAGTGTCCACGCCCAAGCCTTCGATGGGCTCTTCCTCAATGAGATCATTGACTTCGTCAAGATGGATGTGGAAGGGCACGAGATGTTCGCCTTCAACGGCATGCGTGAGGCGTGGGATCGCTCGCCGAATCCGGTCGCGCTGGTCGAGTGGGGCCCGCAGTTCAACCCGGAGCACCCATACGCGTTGCCGTGCTACTTCAGCATGTTCGCACGCGTGCAGATGGTGGACACGAGTGGCGACGTAGTCGATCTGCCATGGCAGGAGTGGCAAGCCGAGGGGCGTCCGCTCAATGAGCTCTACATGCTCTGGGTCACGAAGCCATGAGAGCGCCGCTGAGCCAGCTCAAGTCGTTCGAGAGCCGCATGGAGTGCATGCGCAAGCGGTTCACGGAGCACCACATCGTGGAAGCAACGCAGACGCGCCTCGTGACGTCGTGGCATCTTCGCCGCCGAAACGGCGGTATCGAGGATGAGATGCAGATCACCTGCGGCATCCGTAGTTCGGTGATCGCTGTCGGCGACTATGACGCGAGCGTGTGGACGCTCGGGGGTGCGCCAGAGCAGCGCATCAGACGGCTAGCAGGCGCCGCGCGCCGTGGCGATGAGCGCCTAGTGCTGGAGAAGCTGGATGGCGGCTCGGAAGGGTATGTGGACTTCGTAGAAGAGCTGGCGCAACGCGAAGTATGCCATGCGCGCCGCAGTCGCGAGATGACGCGCGAGGCAGCACGCAACACGTATCGCCACCTGGCGCTTGGTCTCTATGCTGGCAGCCAAATGTTCGGAATGGACCTCTACGAGAGCAACGTAGACACCGAGGTGATCACCGGTATGGTTCGGCGCTCGGAAGTGCCGAGCTTTCAACTCTGCGCAGCGCTGGCCTGCATCGAACGGCTAGTCGCGCTGCTCGATCAGCAAGCAACCATGAAGGAGGTTCAAGAACATCCATGACGCCTCCGAGGCGGGGCCCGAGAGGGGATGGTGCGCCAGCTCCATGGCGCGAGCGCGAGGGTTCCGGTCACAGTTCCGGGACCGCTCGCGAAGCTGGGAACCTTGGGGTTCTGCAGCATTT